GTTGCCGTTCTCCACGTAAGTGGAGGTCACCGACTGCACTGTGTCGGACTGCCACAAAGAGCCGGTAACACCTATCGGTGTCATGATGAAAGTGTTTTGATAAGCGTCAATCAACGATGGGGTAAACGTGTGCGGGCCAGACCAGATGCCCTTGCGAGAAAAGTCGAGCCAATATTCCTGAAACGGTGTACCGGCGACGTTGACGTTCTGCACGCCGCAGCGAAGCAAAGACCCGTTAGCTCCGGTAGCCATGCGGCTAGGTACGTTTGAATAGATGAACGGAACCACGATCCCCTGCCCGTCGATCCCAATGGGCTCGGAAATCTTGGCATCGAAACTGATCAACCGTACGCCGTCGGGAGCTATGAAAGCCAATCCTTCGGACGTCTGCGAAATAGAATTAGGAGCCAGCGTCCCCGTTGTGATGTTCAAAGTGTTAACCGTCAAATTGCTAAGCGCAGCATCCCCCAAAATTTGGTATATGTTAGCAGTATTCTTGAACACCATTGCCGATTGAATAATACCACCCAACTGGTTAAACAAAGCCAAGCCGCCGATCGCAGTCAAATACTGATTGTCCCCAAACGTCAAAGCTTGATTTGCGTTGGTCACGGTAGTAGGCGCGAGCACATCGGAAAAGATTGCGCTCGGCTGCGCGCCAGAAGGGGGGTTCACAAGGTAGTAAGCTCGACCGTTGAAATTGAAAACAAAATTCGGTGGAGTCGTAAAAACAATCGCGGCTCCGATGTTGGTAGAGGTCCACGTTGGGGCTGTCAACGTCGATATGTCAATGACCCCAATGTAACCGTTACCACCAGTGAAACCCGGATGCGTGACAATGATCTTGGTGCCGATAAGCGCCATTGACGGCGGCACCCACGTGCCGGACGACGGCGGACTGGCCGGCGTGTTGCCGGCAGTTATGCCGGTAATCGTGTCGAAAGTGTTTGTTTGTATGTTGTAGGAGAAAGGTTGATCGTTACCCGGATTGAGGGTAGTTGCGATCATACCATACGCTCTTGTACCTAAAATTATCAACGCAGAAATAAACCCGGGACTGCTGAAACCGGGAAAGGCTGTAAGGCGAATTGCGGCGGGGCGACACTGCCATAAATTCTTTGTTGTCGGATCGGGGATAAGATTTGATAGTTGGCTCATAGCACCGGGAAAGGCGGTGCTGGCATCTAGCGTGTCGCTGATACCCGAAGGACGCCATGGAAGAGGATGCGAGTTGCGCTGCATTACGGCGGAAACTTTGGTGTACGAACTCCGGTCTTCGGCAAGCTCGTATGTTTTTTGACCGGATGCGAGCCTTGCGACCCCGAAGCATTGCCGCCCGATCGAACCTGCTTGTTTGCCGGGCCTGATGCATAACCTGAAGCGCGCCGCCGCGATAGTTCCGCCTCCGGATATTTCGGCTTGGTGCCGAAAGAATTTCCTTCGTTTGGCATGTCACCACCCTATTTGTTTCGTGTTCCGAAGCGTGTCCCACCTTCGCCCGAAAGCACGGCGATCAAGCTGTACTTGCTTAGCTCGATTGCTCTTATCATCCTTGAGGTTCAAGTAGCGGCGAAGGATGCAGCCGGAACCTTGTGGATTGCGCTCATCGTCCCCGGACATAAGTGCATCGGCGCGTTCATCATCGGCATCCATGCACAACATGCCGGCGACCTGTTTGATCAGATACTCCTGATTGGGGAACCACGGCACGACACTTGACGTCGCTGGCGTTGCGATGTCTGGCATCTGCGAAAAGTAACGTACCGTCATCGGGTAAGCTCCGGAGGGAGGCATCCAGAACAACCCGACCGGGACGCCCGTCGTGCCGGGAACCCCTACAACGGGACTGTTGGTCATCCCGTTGAGCGACATATCCACAGTAAAAAATACCGGGAAATTCGACAACCCGGCCGTTTGAACAAGCATGTCAAATTCTTCAAGATCAAACGGTATCATCGGATAAGGCACGCCGCTGATATAATAGAAACACTCGTTACGAATGCCACGAAGATAATTTGCCGGAAAATTCTGATAGGCTTGCCCGTTCCCGTTCACCTGCGAAGGATTGAAATTAAAATTGTACGTTTGCTTGGCAACGTCAAAATCGTAAGTCTGACAAAGACTGGAAAGGGTCAAATTGAGATAGTCCCCGGCTTGTGTAGTGAAGCCGGGAACGCGAGCTATTTCGACAGCATGTGCGATAATCTGCGCACTGGTAAGCGGCACATCAGGACCCCGCGATTTTCGCCTCTAGCTCGGCAATCTGTTTCTTGAACAGAGGAATACGATCATCGCGCAAGTGAGCAATATTTTTCACTTGCGTAAGATCGCTTTTCTCCTGTGCATCGGTCTTGCAAAACGGACCCCGCTTTTTCGATCGTTCCCAATCCTCGACCATGCGAGCGCGCGAGGCGTCCAACTGCTGTGTATTGGTAATCAACTCTTTTTCCGTTATCTCAAGAGTTGCTTTCAGCTTTTCCAACTCCCCTTTCCAGTTCTGCCGATCCATGACATACGCCATCTTATCGACATACTCATTGATCTGCATAGGTGAAAGAGTGATAGGAACACCGGCAGTCAAGGTAATCTGCCGGTTCACGCCAACCACCGCGGAAAATTGTATTCCAATCGCAAGGTCCGCGCCGTTAACCGTTTTCAACTCGCCATTGTTTTCTTCGGTCATCACACTCTCGGAAGGTTGGAACGATTGATAACGTCGGCCGAAAGACCCGCCATCGACGGACTGATCTTGATTTCCTTCGGCGTGCGCACGTTGTCCCCCCGCCGCTTGTCGCCTTCAATCTCCCGCTGATGCGCCCAAGCGCTAGCCATGATTTCGTACATCGAGCGCGCTTGGCTATAGCGCACCGTGTACGTGAGCCCGTGGTAGTAGCCCACGTTATCGAGATTGATGAAATGAGCGTGCTTGGGAAGGTCAATCAGAATATCCTCAAGCCGCTCTTCGAGAACGTAGCTATTTTCCTCTTCCTCGATCGCTTTAGCCAGATAGGCATCAAGCGCGCGTTGCTTACGCTGCAAAGCGACGTGCTCTCGCGCTTTCGCTCGCGCGCTTTCCTTTTCCTCTTCGGTAAGCATCGTGTTGGCGTCAATGCGCGAGTTAATTTCATCGAGCGCGGACGCAACGCGCGGACGTTCTCTTGCCATTGTAAACCTCAAGTATGCGTATAAGGACCGTTCTGCGCAGCATCCCCCGAAACGACTATGGGCCAGCCAGTTGTCGTGTCCCAACAAACGAAATCGCCGGGGACCAGCTGCAACCGGCCCCGATTGGGAATGATCAACACGCCCTGTTTGACATAGGCTTGGTTGATCCGCGGCCGGTTAGTACCGGCGCCGGTCACGAGCCCAGTCGATGCCACGCGCTGCAATGGGCTCCACCCGGGAGGATCACCGCGAAGCTGCACGTTGATTGTGGCAAGGTCCGCAGCAATCGTGTCGTTGAAACCAACGATAAAACCGGAAAGCGAGGTTGTTGCGTTGGTCCCAAGCGTCTTCAGAGCCATCACGTCCCTCCGGTTGCGAACGCCTGCACGCGAGCCAAGTTCGCGTTGAATTGCGCAGCGAGGTCCGCGGCAACCGCGTTGGTCAAGGTAGTCACGTCGCCGCCGGTAAAGGTGCCGGAATTTTGCCCGCCCGGGGTATTGAAAAACCCAAGCGTCTGCGCATTGCCGCTGGGAGCTACACCGATCGCCGGCTGGTTGCTGATCAAGGGACCCAAGCCCGGACCCACCCAATCAACATAAGCGCAGTACCGTACCCGATAAGCCATGATGATCCTCCATCAGCCAAAGGTGGCGCTAAACGCCGATGTGCTTTCAATACGCATAGCAAATATATTATTTTGAACAATTGTGCCGTAAAATGACTTCCATCCCACCACGCGCAACTGGTTCAACGGATCGGACTTGTCCGCTTCCTTGAGGTAAGTAAAGCGCACGTCGTCCAACACAACTTGGCCGTAAGAGCCGCGGCCAAAGATGTAGTTTGGATAAACCGTCACACCAGTAGCCGGCGCGGCCGGCGGAACCTGTGCAACCCCGAGCCCGGTGATGATAACCGTTTGGCTCGGCGCCAGCTGCGTCGCTTGCCCCTGCATCGGACCACTTGTCGGACCCGCCGAGCTAAGACCCAAGTTGAAGATATTCGAAGCAGAGAGCCCGACGTAAACGCTGAACGTAAAACCGCTGAGTGCCGGCAACGTGACTGATAGCGATCCATTCGGACCGGTGACCGCAGTAGAATTGGACACCTGATAAATTTGACTTTCATACTGGTTTTGCGTGTCCTGCGCAGTGACGATTATGAAATAGTTATTGGTAGCAAGGTTGCCGGACGTGCCGGCAGTCGGATTGATTTGCGCAACGCCGGTCCACGACGGCACAAGGTTGGAAAAACAGAAACGAATACCCGACCACTCGCCAAGCTCGAAATTGTAAAGCCGGTTGATATCCGACTGCGACCACGCGTATTGGATCGGCTGATTTTCGCGAAGATCGCTCATGACAAACGGATGAATCACGGCGACATAGTGTGGCATCGATCGTGGATTGGAGCTTGCCCGCTGGCCAGAAGCGTCCGCGTCAATCTTGGTGTCCGTCAACTCATCGCCCATAAACCGCGGAGCGCCGACATTGAGCAGCATCGCGAAGGCGCGGTTAAGCTCGTGAATGTTCATCACGTCGCCGGCCACAAGTGAGGCCCGAGC